AACATATCGCATTTATTAAAAATAAATTAGGAATTACACCACCTATTATGAGCCCAGAATTAGAAGAACTTTTATGTAATTTGTTTTTAGAAATTCAGCAAGCGTATGCTAAACATTGTCCTGATTATCGTGTTAATTTTTTAAATTATTATTATGTTTTATACAAATTATGTGAATTATTGGGTGAAGAACAATATCTAAAAGATATTCCTATGCTTAAAGATAGAGAAAAACTTATTGAACAAGATGAAATTTGGAAGAAGATTTGTGAGGAATTGGATTGGGAGTTTATTCCTACTATTTAAACTACATTTTATAGATATATGTGTTTGTATTTCTATTTGTATAATCACTACTAGCAGTTAATGCTGGTTGTCCACCACGCATATATCTTCTTTTAGTTGACTTTCTTTTTACTTTTCTTGATTTTCTTTTGTTAGACTTTCTTTTATTAGACTTTCTTTTGTTAGATTTTCTTCTTCTTTTGCCACCGTTTTGATAAGCTCCATATACTTCATTAGCATATGCTGCTTGATTGTTAGCTATCGAATATTGTAAGTCTTCTATATCTTGTGGTAAAACAAATTCATATTCTTCTGCTTCGCTAGCAAAATTATTTTCATTATTTTCATCAGTTTCTGTATCTTCTATAGAAACATTTTCTCCATCCGTATATTCATATGTTGATGATGTAGTTCTATCCTCATTGTCAGTGTAACCTTCATCATTTGTATCAAACCCTCCTCTTTTTACTCTTGTTTTCATTATATACATTATATTTAGAAATTTAATAAATATAATATATTATTTATACTTGATATTTAAGCAACAATACCAGATAGTCTAAATCCAATACCCATACCTGTTCCATTTCTAGCACCAACAGCAATGGCAGGAACATAAGTATCTAAAATGCTAAAAGTGGCGGCAGCAGTTAAGGCTAAAAGGGCTATTTCTTCAAGCTTTAGGGAAGCCTTAGGAATAGCATAAGCAGCAATAGCAACCATTAAACCTTCAATAAGGTATTTAAAAATACGCTTAAGAATTTCATTAACATCAAACATACCGTTGAACATTTATATAATTAAAGTAGAAAAAAGTATTTTAATATTTTAATTATAATTTTTTAATTAATTTTTAATTAAATATAAAAAATATATTTAATGCGATAAATAACTTAAAACTAATTGTTTACTAAATGTATAATCTAACAAATGGGAAAATCCAATAAATCAAAAGACGTTAACTTTCCTCGCAAAGAAACTGCCGATGGAAAACCTAATCCTAAATATGTAGACATTTTAGAAGTTGATAAGCCTATTTCTGGACAGAACTTTGGTTGTTTTTCTTTTATTACTCCTACTAAAATTTTAAAGCAAAAAGAAATGTTCTTTTTTGAAGAATTCCTAAAGAAGTGGGAAATGAATAAGTCAATGGAAAAGTTTCACCAGTTCCTTAACTTTGTTTCCTACAAGTATAAGATTAATTTTGAGGATTTAAGTAAGGACTTTGAGGGCTTTGTTAAGGAAGAACGTGAAACTATTATTTCTTCTTCTATTGAAGACGATTATAAGACGTTTATTGACCAAAATGAAGCCGAATTAGATAAGCAATTTAACAATAAGCATAATTTTCAAACCTCAGTTTGTGGATTTAAGGCCAGAGGCAACTTTGCCACCCAAGAAGAAGCTGAGTTACGTTGTAAAATGTTGCGTGAAGTTGACCCTAACTTTGATATCTTTGTTGGTCCTGTTGGTGAATGGCTTCCTTGGGATCCTGAAGCTTATAAGACTGGTCGTGTTGAATATATGGAAGAAGAACTCAATCAATTGGCTCATGAGAAATCTAAGAATGAAAGTCTTGCTAAGGCTGCTTTCGAGCAAAGAGTTAAAGATACTAAGCAAAAGGCTATTGATGAAAACATGCGCAATGCTGAAAAGTCTGGCAACGTTTTAACTCAAACTATTGATGAAAATGGTAACCTTATTGGTATTAATAATGCTAATACTCAAGAAAATAATTTATCTAATAAAGAAACTATTTCAGTTGCTGATATTCGTTCTGAGCTTTTTGAAGGTGATAATATTGTAACTGGTAAAACTGATTATGGACGTAGTGAATTAATTAGTGGCCCTTTTGCTATTAAAAAGGATGATGATGATTTAAATAGAGTTGATTAAATTCGTAACTTTAGGTAATAATTTTTGTTATTAATTAATATGTTATATCAAAATATATACATATTAATTTTAATTATAGTAGTAATTATTGTTGGTTTGATTTATTATTTATATAATATGTTAAAATCATATAATACATTATTACAAAATACTTTTTCAAATGATAATAGAGACAAAAGTAGAAATAATAATAGAGATAAAAGTAGAAATGATACAATAAATTCAAATACTAATTATAAATACTTATATAAACCAGTAGAATATTATAAATCTATGAAAGGTAAAAATATGCGTAATCATATGGCTACTTTTATTGGAAATTATTTTAATATTAATTCTAACATAATTAATGAAGCTTGTAATTCAGCAAATGAACTTCATAATGCTAGTTTAATAATTGATGATATACAAGATGGTTCTTTAAAACGACGTGAAATGGATTGCGCGCATATTGTGTATGGTATGCCTGTTAGTTTATCATCTGCTTATTTATCTATTTTTAATCAATTATCAACTAATCCTAATAAATATTATAATTTAATAGATGCTAAACAACATAAATCTAACAATAAAGAATATAAAGACCTATCTGATGATGTAATTAAACAACTTGTTAGTTATAAGTGTTTACAAATTACTTTAAAAAATTGTTATTTAGCACATTTAGGTCAAGCATTAGATATTTATTGGGCTAATAAAAAAATTATACCAAGTGAAGAAGAATATTATTATATGATTAATGCTAAAACTGGTTTGGGGTTTACTGGTTCACTTGATTTATATTATAATCTAACAAATAATGTTAGTAAAACAGAATATGATAAGTTTTATAATTTGCTGATAAAATTCAGCCAATTTTTTCAAATACGAGATGATTATATAAATCTAACAGACCCTGAATTTTGGGCTAAAAAAGGCTATTGTGAAGACTTTGATGAGAAAAAATATAGTTATTTAATTATTAAATATAATAATTCTTTGTTAGATGATAAAGAAAAACAAGATTTTTTTGATTTATTTTATAAACAAAATCTAACAAATTCTGAGAAGTCCGCTTTAATTAAAAAACTTAATACTGCTGGAATTTTTAAAGATACTTACAAATTGTTAACTGAGTTAAAATCAGAAGTTAACGCAGTTATTGACTTAAATATTATATTTGATTTGTTACCAATCAAAGAGTTTAATATTGAGATAATTAGTAGCTTTGAATAAGTATTTATTATAATTCACATACATAATACATATTATTTAATTTATTATACATACTATATTTTACAAATGTATATTTCTGTGTATTTTTATCATAAGTATATAATCCTATTACTATATTATGTTTTCTTGTTGATGAATATGGCCATCTAGTTCTGCGTTCTTCAAAGTATTCATATTTATTATTTGGTCGTATTACATCTCCTTTATACGCGTCTGGTTCTATATCATCATATTTATCTCCATATAATGTATTATCCAATTTTTCTGTTTCATGATATAATATATTAATTTTTTTAGTTAATTCTATTAACTCATTTAACGATACTTTTATTGGATATACTTCATTATAATGTTCAACATATTTATATATTTCCATATCGCCAATAGCATCTTCACGTTTAATTGGCGTATAATTATTTTCTGTTGTTATATATTGTTTATTTAATTCGTAATTATACATATTATCTGGGTTATGAACATATACATATGATTTTATTGGTTTTCTTATTTTTCCACTATAACCAGTTTCAAAATCTACAATTCGAATATGTCTTACGTAGTATTTATTAAACATTAATATAATTAATATAAGTTGTAGTATTTATATTAATTTTAAATTTAAATTTATTA